GGTGGTGGTGGTGGTGGTCATGGCTACTCCTTGAGGAGGAACGGTCCGGGCACGGTGCTCGGTTCCGGTGGGTGGGGGGACCCCGACTCACCCCATCATTCTAGCACCCCCACACCCCCACCGACCCCCTGGGGGCATGGGGGCTCCGCCCCCATGCAGGACTGGTAATGGGGAGTCGGACAGCCCGCCATTTCTGTGAGAGGTCCTGGGAAAGGATCGAACACCCGTTCCCGAACGCCGTTTCAGAGGCGAGATCGAGCCCCAGGTGCGACCCTGGGGCTGAGATCGTACATCTGTTCGGGTTTCGAGGGGTACAAACGAGTACATGTACCCCTCCGGGGTCAGATCTCGATTCAGATCGCACCTGATAACCATCATCTGACCAGGGACTTAACGCATACAGGCTGAAATGAGCTACAGAAGGGGTGGAGTACATGTACTCCTGTACCCCTCCTCGCTACAGCCAGGCCGCCTTGCCGTCGGTCTGGATCAGCCCCGCTTCGACGAGGCTGGCGAGGGCGTCCTTGAAGTACGGGATGCGGTCGCGCTCGGCCGTCTTCTTCCGCAGCACGCTGATCAGGATCGGCTCCTTGGTGACGAACCCGAGGATCCGCCGGGCCACCCTGGCGACGTGTGCATCGTGCTCCGCGTTTGCGACAGCGGCCTGCGCTCTGCCCTTCCACTCCGCTGCCTGAGCCTCCTGCTGAGCGCGCTTCGCAGCCGTCTGCTGCTGGAGCCACGTACGCACGTTCGACGAGACCGTCACGATCTGTGAGGCGAGCTCCCAGTCCGTGAGGTCGACGTCGACCCTCCCGTCCGCACACGCCAAGATCCCCGCCAGCTTGAGGCGCTGCAGATCCTGGTGCGCGACGAGCGCGTCCTCGACGTAGGCGGGGTCCTGCTTGGCGAAGTCGTTCCACTGCACCTCGTCCCACACAGCCTGTGGATAACTCAGCGCGAGGGTCATCGACGGCGGCGTCGGCAGGTCGAGCGGGCCGGGGTCCGGCGGACGCTGACCCGGCGGGGGGACGTCCCCTCCGCGCGACATCATCATCAGCAGGCGCCCGGTGAACCCCTGCGCCGTACGGGTCCCCGCCCACAGTTCGGCGGAGAGCTCGGTCTGGATCGCCATCGTCAGGGTGAACCGGTACTTCCCGGCGGGTACGTGGCGGAAGCGGTCCTGGGTGGCGTTCGCCGTGCTCAGGGTCCCACCACTCCACGCGGTCAGCAGGCGCTCGATCCCGGTGAACCCGCTGCGCCCGGCCAACGACGACAGCAAGGCGCCCTCGTCGACGACGAAGTTGGCTCCGTCGTAGACCAGGGTGCGCTCCTTGGACGCCTTCCCCGCCGAGTCGAGGGTGTCACGCGTCCCGTAGTACATCTCGACGATGCCCTCACCCGACGACAGTCCCAGCCCGAAGCGCAGGTCGGTGCGCTGGCTGGGCAGGAGCTCCTCGGCGCGCAGCATCAGCGACGACTTGCCCTGCCCCGACGCGGCGATGACGACGGTCATCAGGTCGAACGAGCCCTTGGCCCGCACGATCGCCGGGATGTGCAGGCCCGGCGGGATCATCGTCGCGTAGCGCGCCAGGGTCACGATCAGCTGGGCGTCCGGCGTGCTGCCGACGGCCCAGGCGGAGTCCCGCAGGTGGGTCAACCACGGGCGCGCCGTCCAGAACTCCGGCGGCAGGTTCAGCCCGAGCGTCGGCGTATCGTCGAGCACCGCAGGCTCCTGGACCCAGCCCGCCCCGGGGGCCTGCGGCATGAACTCGTTGCGGATGTACCGGCCCAACTCGCTGCGGTCCCCGCCGAACTCGTAGCTGGCGATGAAGTCGTACAGGCTGATCGAGTAGCCCCCGTCGGTCTGGCGACTGCCCAGCTTCGTCATCCCCGGCGGCAAGTCGGTGGTCGTCCAGAAGGCGAACCGGCCGTCGTCGTGCAGCTGGGCGCCGTGGCCCTCGCGTGCTGTCTTGCCGGGACGCACCCAGTAGGTGCCGTCGCGCGTCCAGCCGTGCTTGAGCAGGTACTCCTCCCAGCGGAGGTGCTCACGGACCCAGCCCCCCGGTGTCGTACCGTCGTCTCCCCCGGTGATGTACCGGTCGATCGTCTCCTGGACCTGCGGCTTCGGCGCCAGGTCGGCCTTGATGAAGTCGAGCAGCCATCCAGGCGGCGGACCGGGATCGCGATCGAGCAGTCCCCGCCCCTCCTTGGCGTAGTACGCCTTGAGCTCGCCCGTTCGCTTGTCCGGCGCCTCGGACTCGGTCAGCACGACGTAGCCGCAGCCGAGGTTGTCCGCCTGCCCACCGCGCAGGTCGATGCCCTTGACCGGGACGTTGGTGCGGGTGATGGCCATGCCCTCGGGGACGTTGAAGAACAGGTGGGTCCCGCCCGTCGGCGTGCGGTGGAAGCACACCGAGGTGCGGTCGACTGGGCCGTATTCGGCTTCGAGGGCCTGCCAGGCGGCTGGATCGTCGACGTCGACCACGAGGATGTTCCACCCGTTGGGCTGCGGGCCACAGCACAGGCCGATGTTGTTGCGCCCGGAGGCCCAGTGCTTGTCGATGAAGGCGACGTCGTTGGCCGCGTTCTGCTGCCAGCGGGGCAGGATCGCCGTGCGGGCGTGGTACTCCACGGGGAGCAGGCGCAGGCCACGCATCCCGTACCTGATCGCTGCGTCATAGCGCGGCGGCAGGGGCTGTTCGGCGGCGCTCACTGGTGCTCGTCGAGGTTGCGCTGCAGGTCGGCCATCAGGGCCGGGGTCATCCACCCCTTGGTCGACAGGTGGTCGACCCAGTCCATCTCGGTGGTGCGATCGAGGTCGATCTCGTAGCGGACGTTGCCGTTGGGGAAGTGCAGTCGCAGCACGTTCCACTCGGACAGGTACGTCCACTGATCGGACGGCTTGCTATGGTTCATCTCGAACTTCCTTTACGTGAAAAAGGGATTGGGACGGCTCGGGCTAGGCACCCGGGCCGTTCTGCTTTCTACACCTCCGGCAGGGGGGCCTTGACAGCCGCGTTATGCTCCGGAAGCGGCGCGAGCGCCGCTTCGGAGCGCAGGTCGACCGCCTGGAACAGGTCCCAGCGAGCCGATCTCGAATCGACGTTCATCCTCGCGCAGAGCACTTCGGGGTCGTGGCCCTCGTCCATCAGGTCGAGGAAGATCGCCTGCCACGCCCGGTGGTCGTCACGGAAGATCCGGCAGATCGCGTGGATCCGCTGGGAGGACACTCCGTACTCGGCGGCCAGGGCGTGCATCGAGGCCCCGGCCATCCACTTGGAGAACACGTTGACCCGCTCGACGGGGCTGATCTTGGTGTTCGGGTTGGCCGTGCCGAACAGCCGGTTGATCGGTGGCTTGGAGGCTCGGCCCTTGGCCCGGGCGTCGGCGTTGTTCTCCGCGATCGTGCCGATGCGCAGGTGTGAGACACGGAAGCACGGTGGGTTGTCGCACAGGTGGAGGATCGTCTCCGCCGGATGGAGGAGCCTGCCCTCGGCCATCTCCATGATCCAGCGGTGGACCTTCACCGTCCGCCGGGAGCCGTCGGGGAAGTACTGCTTGATCGAGCCGTAGCCGTAGTGGTCCACCGCGCCCTGCCACAGGACACACGGGGTGTCCTGCGGCGTGGGCGGTGGGAAGTCCTTGAGTCGTCGCTCGAAGCGTTGGTGGCGGGACTTCCACCCCGGACGGGGTGGTGGCGGCCCGACCTGCTTCGGTCGCTGTGGGATTCGCAGCCGCACGCCGTATCCGTCGCTGCCGACGAACTCGGCGTGCAGCTTGCGAATCTCCACCATCGGACTACTCGTCGTCGAACAGTTCGGAGGTGGCCACCGAGGCCACCGGCGCCTTGTACGACGCCTTGAACAGCTTCGGCGCCTGGTAGCCGCGGTTCGTCCGCTTGCCGTTGCCGGTGTAGGCCACCTTCAAGATGCCGCCCTCGTCGATCGACCGGGCCTCGGCCCGCTTCACGGCGTCAGCGATGGCGTCCTTGAGGGACTTGCCGCTGCCTTCGGCCACCTCGAAGTTGCCGCCCTTGGCGTAGATCCGACGCATCCCATCGTCGTTCTCGCCGTCGTGGTCCTTCGTCTGCAGGGTGATCACCAGCTGCATCCGCGGGGAGCCATCGCTCCACGTCAGCGGCTGGTTGTCGTCCATCGACGTCTGCTGGGCCATGCGCACGTCGGTGATCGTGCCTTCGGTGAAGTCACCGATCTGCTCGAACTTGGCGGCCTTGCCGCCTCCTCCGAACAGGAAGTCGGAAACGTTGTCACTCACTGTGGTTGCTCCTTTGTTATGAGACCTGGGTGTTGGGGATCGGGAGATCGCTGTAGTGCTTGCCCTTGATCCTGGGATCGCCCCCGACGAACGGGAGTGAGAAGTCGCGCTCGACGGCGTCGAGCAGGTCGAGTACTTGGGTGATGTGGGCCGGTTCGCTCAGCCCTTGCTTGGGCGTGGGCACCCCGGTGGGCCACTGCTGGGACAGTCTGGCACGGGCCTGGGGGTGCGCCCCGCAGCCGCGGACGCGCACCTGGATGTACTCGACCATGCCGCGGATCATCTCCTCGGCGTCCATCTCGGCGTCGTGCTGCTGCCACTCGGGGTCCGGTTCGCTGGTGTTCAAGTCGGGTACCGCGGCCAGCGCAGGGGGAGCCGGGACGGTCACGACAACAGCATCGTGGCCGTCTCGGCCCGCCTTCCACGCGTTCTGCCACTCCTTCACGTCGTAGGCCAACAGCGCGCCACGCAGCCCGAGCTCGACGGAGATCCACAGCAGTTCGCAGCGGTGTCCCCCGACGGGGAGGTGGACGATCATGCACCAGTACGGGTTGATCTCCGGTGTCGGTAGGCGCCGCTCGGCGTGGACGTCGTAGAACACCCCGTCGGCGTAGATCGCGCACTGCACGCAGTAGCCCGGCAGGGAGAAGTCGAGCTTCGCTCCGGTCTTCAAATCGGCCAGGAACAGGGTCCCGACTGGCCACACCCGGCCGTCGGGTGATGACAACTCGCGAGTCGTGCGGTAGATGCGGTCGGCCGTGCCCGCGGCGCGGTAGGCGTCGTTGACCATGTGGATCTCGGTGTACTCGGAGACCAGGCCGTAGTCCTGCAGCATCTCGGTGTAGGCCCGCAGGTCCGCGACGTACTGCTCGGGGGGATCGAAGTCGACGTCGGTCGTGTCCTCGATCCGGGCGGTCATGGCGTGCAGGGCGGTGCCCATGTCGGCCGCCTCGTTGGCCGAGCCCTTGTCCGTGGCCTCGTCGCGCAAGGCCCGCTTCTCGGCCTTGTCCTCGTCCTTGCAGGCGTTGATCTTGGCGGCCAGAGCCTTCGACCGGGCCACGCCGATCATCGACTTCCAGATCCGCCACTCGACCAGGGCGCTGTCGTCGTCGAGCGGCTTGCCGTAGGACGACGGGCGCCGGTAGCGCAGCGTCTTGGAGGGATCGTTGGGGTCGCTGACCAGGGGTGATCCGTTGGCTCGGCGGTAGTCGTTGCGTTGTTCGTGCTCGTCATCGAGCAGGTTGACGTCGATCGAGGCGGTCACGGCGAGACCACCGTGATGATCACTTGCAGGCCCTCGGTGACGGTCGACTCGACGACGAAGTTCTCGTAGCCCGCGTCGGCCAGCGGCTGGTAGATCGACATCACCTGGTCGCGCTCGTAGCCCTCCATCCACAGGTCGTTGTAGTCGTGGCGGTTGACGCAGTGGACGTGGTAGTTGCGGGCCACGGCGTCAGCGAGGAGCGTGTGCAGGTCGGGCGGCGGGACCGTCTCGTTGGCATCTTCGAGCATCTTCGTCAGCAGTGACGGCTGCATCAGCTGTTCGCTGATCTTCTTGGCGAGGTGCTCCTTCATGATCTTGTCGACCGTCGCCGCCTGGACGGGGACCGTCGGATAGCCGTGGGTGTGCCCGTGGATCATGTTGTCGTTCAGCGCGTAGACCGTGCCTGGCGGACAGTCGGGGTCGTAGACGAACTGGTGGGTGTGGTTGGGGTTGGAGTCGGTCATGCTGCTTCCAGTACTCGGGATGCCCAACCGTCGAGGATCGGTCCTGCCGAGGGCAGGGCGCTCAGATCCATGAGCATGTTGGCCATCAACTTCTCGGACGGGTTCCCGCGCTCGGCGTAGAACCTCAGGGTCTGCTTCCACATCTCGGCGGTCACTCGAATGCCTCCTTGATCAGGACGGACACCCCGTGGCGGGCGATCAGCGCAGCCTCGGCACGGCCGTCGTTCTTCACCAGTCGGAACTGGTTGGCGAACGTCGGGTAGATCTCCGAGGCCAGGCCGCGCGAAGCGTTCTTGGTCTTGCCGATCAGCCCTTGGCCTCGCTTCCACTCCGACGGCCTCACCCTACGCAGGGGGAGTGACAGGGCCTGGACGACCCCGAGCACGACGCCGGTGTTCAAGCCCAGCTTGAACGAGGCGATCGAACCGTTCTTCGGCATCGGCTGGGTGTCCTCGACGAACACGAAGGTCTCGTAGTGGATGACGATCGCTTCGAGGATCTCGGTGAGCTCACCCCCGTCACAGCGCCCGTCGTTGACCGGCATGTCGATGACCGAGATCAGCCTGCCGTCGCACAGCACGGCGATCGCTCCGGTGATCCCCGGGTCGATGCCGACGACGGCGCGGCTCATCGCTTGGCCTTGACCGGCGGGACCTGCTTCTCGATCAAGTAGGTGACGAACTGGCTGAGATTCATCTCGTGCTCGCGGGCCATCTTGATCAGCAACTCGCGGTACCAGAAGGGCGTTCGGAACTGGATCTGGACGGAGACTTCCGTCGGATCCCTGGGTGTCGTGGGTGCTCTCATGGGTGTAATCATACCTCGACCCACCCCAGTAAGTCAACCCCCCCAACGTGTGAGTTATGACCACGGAGAGTGAGGACCCCCCTGTTCCTCCCTGAGGAGGAAGAATGGGAGGTCATGGCACTCGATTGGCGCAAGCGCGCCTACATCGCCTGGCTGACGACCCCGACGGCCGAGCGGGAGATCACCACCGTCGGGGACTTCGCCAAGTCGATCGACGCGTCGCGGGGCACGCTGAGCAAGTGGCGCGAGGACGCGGAGTTCCTCGCTGAATGGGAGCGCGTCTACCGCTCCACAGTAGGTAGCCCGGAGAAGGCGCAGGCGGTGATGACCGAGTTGCTGGCCACCGCCACGGACCGCACCGATCCCCGCCAGGTCCAGGCTGCCAAGACGTACCTCGATGCCATCGGTGCGATCAAGCCCCAGGCGGTCGACGTGACCGTGACCCACGGCAAGGCGGCCAAGTCGCTGAGCGACGACGAGCTCTATGCGATGATCGCTGAGCGCGCCGCGTCCGAACTGGAGGCTCGCCAGGAGGTGACCCGCAGCGATGACTGACGTCGCCAACGGCTACGAGACGACGCTCGCCCCTGCCGTACGCCGAGCGATCTACGACCTCCGGCGGCGCATCGCCGCTGGTGGCGGCGGTGGCGGCAACGGGATGATCATCAAGGGCGAGGTGCCGACGTCGGGCGACCTGGTCGACATCGCCAACCCCGATGAGGGGGACATGTATCAGACCGACGACACCGGCCACATCTGGTCGTACGTCGGTCCCGACCCGAACGACTCGATCACGGACTGGGTTGATCTCGGCCCGATCCAGGGACCGCCGGGTCCGACCGGCCCGCCCGGCCCGTCGGGTCCGCAGGGAGCTCAGGGTGTGCAGGGTCCGATCGGTCCGACCGGCCCGACCGGTCCGACGGGTGCCGACTCGACGGTGCCCGGTCCGGCTGGCCCCAAGGGCGACAAGGGCGACACCGGGGCGCAGGGTCCGCAGGGCGTCAAGGGCGACACCGGGGCCCAGGGCGTCCAGGGCATCCAGGGTGCTCAGGGTCCGCAGGGCGTCAAGGGCGACACCGGTGCGACGGGCGCCACCGGTCCGGCCGGTGTGGTCCAGGCCGTCGTCGCCGGGACCAACGTCACCGTTGACTCCACCGACCCGGCGCGCCCGATCGTGTCGAGCCTCGCTGGTGGTACGGTCCGCAAGTTCATCGCGCCGAGCGCGGCGGCGACAACGACCTTGGTCAACCACGCGTTCAATACGCGTGACGTGGCTGTCGAGGTGTACCGCTCGACGACGCCGTGGGATTCTGTGGGTGTCGACGTCGAACGCCCCGACGTCAACAACATCAGGGTGCGTTTCTCCGTCGCTTCCGCCGCTGGTGAGTACGCGATCGTGGTTGTCGGATGACCAAGCGACACGCGAACAACAACTCCTTCGAGGGCACGGTGACGTTCAACAAGGACGTCACCCTGGTCGGGAACATGGATCAGGGGGTTGCTGGCTACGTCAACGTCGGGGACCTGTACGTGCAGGACACAGCGATGCTCTCCAAGGATCCGACGGTGGCGTTGGAGGCCGCGACCAAGCGGTACGTCGACAACACGGTCAGTGCTGGCGGCGGCGGATCATGGAAGCTGCCCGCGCGGCTGACCTGGGGGCCGACGACCAACTTGGTCGCGCTCGGTGGGCTGAACCCGATCGACGGGGTCACGCCGGTCGACGGTGATCGCATCCTGCTGGTGGGGCAGAGCAACGCCCTGTCGAATGGCATCTGGATCGCTCACGCCGGGGGGTGGACCAGGGCGCCCGATGCCGACACCGGGGCGGAGATGTTGGCTGCCGCGGTGGTCGTCACCGAGGGCAACACCTACGCCGACACGGCGTGGCTGTGCACGACGAACGCGCCGATCACGATCGACACCACCGCGCTGACGTTCAAGCAGTTCGGCGCCAGCGGCGGTACCGACGAGGTGTGGATCGGGCCGAGCGATCCGATCGCCACCAGCCCGTCGATCGAGTTGTGGTACGACGATGACGCTGTCGCCACGCTGAACAGCGACATGCGCTGGTACACGGCGTGGGGGTTGATCGGCCGAGCCCTCGTCACGACCAACCAGAGCGGTGTCGGTCAGGCGTGGACGGAGATCACCGGCAGCCGCGTGACCTTCACCGGAACGGCCGGACGGCAGTACCTGCTCTCTGCCCAAGTCCAGGTCCAAGGCAGCGCAGGCTCGGGCGTGTGGGCGCAGATCTACGACGTGACCGCGGGTGTTGAGGTGGCCGTTGCCGACTTCACGCTGGGCGCTGCGGGCTACGTCGCGCACCACATGATCGACGCCATCGTCGCTCCGGGGGCCGTGGCCAAGACGTACTGCATCCGTCTCTACGCCGACGCTGGCACGGTCAGCACGCTGGCCTACGGGCCGAATGGTTCGGCTGGCCCGCAGTTGCGAGTCGAAGACGTCGGCCCGACCGGTGGGGCCAACGCCGCGCCCACGGAGCCTGACCTGCGCTGGTTCTCGGCGTGGGGCATCGTTGCCACCGGGACGTTCCTGACCGGGGACGGCGCCTCGCTGACGACCAACGTTGCACTGACCAGTCAGATCACCTACCAGACGCTCGCCGGGCGGCGCTATCGCGTCTACATGGTCATCCGAGCGGTGACCTATCCGACGAACGTGGCTCACTGGTTCTCGCTGCGGGTGGATGGGGTGCTCATCACCGATCGCCATCGTCAGATCATCGGGAACACGAGCTACAACGCGCTGGACGGCGAGTTCATCTACGTCGGTGACGGCAACTCGCATGTCTTCGACATGTGGTACCACGGCCCGACCGGCCCCGTCGCGTATACCGGTGGTGGCTTGTTCTACGTCGAGGACGTCGGCCCGGTGACCGGTGCGGCGATCATCCCGGTCAGCCCGGCGATCACCGCGTGGACGGCTCCCACCCTGATGAACTCGTGGTCGAACCTCGGGTCGGGTTACCGCACCGCCGGGTTCCGCAAGGTCGGGGATCAGGTGTACCTGCGGGGGCTGGTCACGCACGCTGGGGCCATCGCGCCGATCGCGGAGAGCACGATCTTCACTCTGCCGGTTGGGTTCCGCCCGCTGTGGCCCGAAATCTTCTCGGTGAATACCGCTGGTGCGTCCGGGTGGGGCGACGGTCAGGCGCGCATCATCGTTGGTGCTGACGGGTTGGTCAACGTGACGTCAGCGAACGCCAACCAGTTCGTTCACTCGTACACGTCGCTTGCTGGCATCCAGTTCTCGGTGACTGACTGATGGGGATTCTGTACGCACGCACCGGCGGCAAGTGGGTGCCCGTCGCCCAGGGCAGCGCCGACCAGCGGTGGTTCAGCGCGTGGGGCATCGTCGCTACGACACCTCCGAACGGCGTTGTCACCGTCCCAGCGGGGAGCGCGCCAACCGTCCTGACTCCGGTGCTCAACTTCACCACCATCGTCGGGCGCAGGTATCGCCTGACATTCCTGGCTCGGGCGACTCAGCCCGCCTCGGCACCGGTGGCGTCCAACCTCGGGCTGTTCGACGGGGCGACCGATACCGGCGCGCTGAGTTGGTGGGCGTACATGCCAGCCCCGTACGCCGGGTTCACGGCGACGATGCTGCTCGACGGTGACGGGTTGGCCCACGCCTACACCGTTCGGATGGGCCAGAACGCAGCGCAGGCGGTCACCGTGTGGGTCGACAGCCCGGTGTCCTCGTTCTTCATCGAGGACATGGGCCCGGTGACCGGTTCGTCGCTGATCCCCCAGGTGGCGATCACGCCGTGGACGGCACCGACGCTGCTGAACGGTTGGGTGAATGTCGCTGCGACAACGTGGGCGCCAGCGGCGTATCGCAAGGTGGGTGACGAGGTGCAGCTGCGCGGACTGATCAGCCGTCCGACAGCGGTTGGGGTAGGAGCAGCGTCGATCATGTTCAACCTGCCCAGCGGGTTCCGTCCTCCGGTCGGTTTGATCGTCACAGGTGACGTCGCTGCTGCGAACTACGGCGGGCTGTCTGCTCGCATTGAAATCCTCCCCAGCGGAGACGTGCAGGTGGTTTGTGACAGCGCGTCGCAGAACGTTCACGTGTACACCAGCATCAGCAACATCTCGTTCTCGGTGAGCACCTAGGAGGACCATGAGCTTCAACACCATCAGCCAGTCGTCGCGTGACGTCGCGCTGCAGGACCGGATCACCGCCGGGGCGATGCAGGAGGCGATCGAGTCCGTCGAGCTCGCTGCCACGCAGTTCGCGGAGCAGGTGCGGGCCAACCCGATGATCGGCCTCAACCGGTTCCTGTGGCCGACGTGCACCGAGTACGAGGCCGAGTACGCCTCGGCCCTGGCCGGGGAGAACCCCAACCCAGGGGCCGATGAGGGCGTGATCACCGATGGCAACATCCGCTCCGTCATCCAGAAGTGGTGGCCGGTCGAGGCTGTCCGGGTGCCGCAGCAACCGATCTTCCCGCTGCCGCAGCAGTGACCGCGGTCGACAACAGCCGGATCACCTGGGATCAGCTGATCGAGGAGCGGGAGTGGCGGCGCTGCTTCCCGACGACACGTGACCCGGCCAAGCTGCACGAGGCGTTCGAGTACTTCTGCTCGACGTACGTGTACATCAAGCACCCTGAGCACGGACGGATGCTGTTCACCCTGTACGAGGCCCAGGCGGAGACCGCCCTCTCGTGGCTGCGCCAGCGCTACAGCCTGATCCTCAAGGCCCGGCAGCTGGGGTTCTCCACCCTCGTCGCGGTGTACTGCCTGTGGCTGACGTTCGGATATCCCGACCGCGTCGTCATCATGCTCAGCCGCACCGAGCGCGACGCGATCAAGCTGCTGGCCAAGTCGAAGTACACGTATCGCTTCCTGCCTGAGTGGATGAAGTGGCGCGGCCCGCCGATGAACGCGACGCAGACCAAGCTGGAGTTCTCCAACGAGAGCTATATGGAGTCCCTGCCGTCGGCCAGCGACCCGGCTCGTGGTGAGTCGGTGTACCTGGCGGTGATCGACGAGCTCGCCTACCTGCCCAACTCGGAGGAGGCGTGGGCCTCGATCGAGCCGATCGCTGACGTGGGCGGGCGGGTCATCGCCCTGTCCACGGCCAACGGCGAGGGCAACCTGTTCCACCAGCTGTGGGTCGGCTCGCAGAACAAGATGAACCGCTTCAAGTCGATCTTCTATCCATGGTGGGCGAACGGCCGCGACCAGGCGTGGTACGACGAGAAGAAGGAGGACCTGCCCGAGTGGCAGCTGGCCCAGGAGTACCCCTCCGATCCCGAGGAGGCGTTCCTCAAGTCGGGCCGTCCGGTGTTCCACCTGGAGACGCTGCGGCGCCTCGACCAGGACTCCAAGCCCCCGATCTCCGTCGGCTTCCTGGCCAAGTACCGCGGCTGGAAGTTCGTCGAGCAGGTCGGTGAGCCGCTGCGGGTGTGGGAGTTCCCGGACAAGGAGGGTCGCTACGTCATCGGCGCCGACCCGGCCCAGGGCCTGGTCCACGGCGACTTCACCGCGGCCCACGTGATCAACGCGCGCAACGGCGTGGTCGTCGCCACCTGGCACGGACGGATCGACCCGGACCTGTTCGGCAGCGATGTGCTGGCCCCGCTGGGTCGGTGGTACAACGCCGCCTTGATCGGGGTGGAGTCGAACAACCACGGCCTGACCACGCTCAAGGCGCTGCAGAAGGTCAAGTACCACCCGATCTACATGCAGCGCTCGCCCAAGTACAAGAAGTCGGTGCCGACCGACGTGCTCGGCTGGCGCACATCGCAGTCGACCAAGCCGCTGGCCATCGACGAGTTGAACAAGGCGCTGCGCGACGGCGAGCTCACCCTGTGGGAGAAGGAGACCGTGGCCGAGCTCCGCTCGTTCGTGCGCGACGACGCCGGACGAATGGCCGGGTCGCCCTTCGATGACCGCACGATCAGCCTCGCGATCGCCAATCAGATGCTGAAACACGTCTGGCTTCGTGAATATCAGCCGGAAACTGTGCCCGGACCGGGCACTTTCGGCTGGATGGAGAGGCAGTTGTACGGATCCATGGTCACGATCGGCCCTGCGCCGCGTCGTAGAGTCGAGCGCGACCCGATCGGGGCCCACTTCGTACGAACGAGGAGACGGTGATGGGACGACTTGACCTGCAGCGACCGCCACGGCGGTACCACGGACGCAAGAACTCCCGCCCGTATCGGCGTGGCTACACGACCCTGCCGCACGGCGTGTGGGGCGACAGCTGGGAGCTCACGCCGACGCTCACCTCGCTCGTGCCGAACACCTCCGTGGTGAACGTGGCGCAGACCGTCCAACTCAACGGGACGAACTTCATGCCCTACTCCCACATCGAGATCGACGGCGTGGACGTCCCGGTCACCTACGTCTCATCGACCCGGCTGACGTACTCGACCACCCCGACGGTCGTCGGGACGAAGTCCGTGCACGTCAACAACGACGACCCGGCCGTCCCCGGCCACGAGGCGTCCAACTCGCTGCCCTACATCGTCACGGCCACAGTCGTGGAGGATGAGCACGTCACCAGCCCGCAGAACTTCACCATCCCCGACATCGAAGCGTGGGTCGACGATCACCCCGATCTGGCTGACGAGGTGCTCGCTGCCGAGGAGGCTCGCCCGACCCCGCGGGTCACCCTGGTGACCTGGCTGCAGGGGTTCATCAGCGATCGCGATCCCGGACACGTCCCCTGATGCTGTGCCCCGAGTGCGAGAAGCGCCGGGTCGCAGAGGGGCATGACACCTGCTACCCGTGCCACGTCCGCGGCGTCAGCTTCACCTATCGCAGCGCCGTTGCTGGGCAGTGGAACGGCCAGACGATGGCCGAGCGCCAGCGTGAGGCGATGAGCAACCCGAACGTGGAGCCGATCTGATGCCGACCCAAGCCCAGCTGATCCGTACCTATCGGGCCAACGTCCGGCGCTCCAAGAAGTGGCGCAGCGACAACTACGACGACGACTGGGAGCGGTACATCGACCTGTATCGCGGCAAGCAGTACTCGACGAAGGCGACCGGCGACCGGCTGATGATCAACCTGGTGTTCTCGACGATCAACACCATGGCCCCGGCGGTCGCGGTGAACAACCCGAAGTTCGTCGTCAACTCACGCAAGCCGGGCACCGCGCCCCAGGCGATCGTCACCGAGGAGGTGCTCAACTACATCTGGCGCACCTACCGCTACCAGGACGAGTTCCGCCTGGCCGTGCTCGACTGGCTGATCTGCGGGCTGGGCTGGGTGAAGATCGGCTACAAGTTCAACAAGCCGCCCAAGGACGTCAAGGCCCCGGACTCGACCGAGGACGTCAGCAGCGAGACAGCGACCGGCGGGGACCAGGACGCCAGCGCGTTCGGCATCGACGACCGCGAGGACGTCGAGGGCAACGTCGAGTCGGAGATGAACGTGCTGGTCGACCGCCCGTTCTTGGAGCGGGTGTCGATCTTCGACATGTTCGTCGATCCCGACGCCCGCCACCCCAAGGAGTGGGGCTGGGTGGCCCAGCGCGTCTGGCGCCCGGTCAACGACGTCAAGGTCGACGAGCGCTACGAGACCGGGGCGCGCAAGAAGGTCACCGGCTCGAAGTGGGCGCGCAACCAGATCATGGACGGCGACCAGGACGGACGCGACGACCGCACCTCGCTGGTGCAGGACACGGCGTACGTCGAGGTGATCGAGTACTACGACGTGCGCCGTCAGATGGTGGCGACCTTCGCCCTGTCCGGCGAGGACCAGGACAACCAGACGGCGTTCCTGATCAAGCCGAAGAAGATGCCCTACGCGTTCGGGCAGCCGTTCGTGATGCTGCGTAACTACGAGGTGCCGGACTGCTTCTATCCGCTGGGCGACGTGTGCCAGATCGAGTCGCTGCAGCTGGAGCTCAACGAGACCCGCACGCAGATGATGAACCACCGCAAGCGGTTCCAGCGCAAGTGGCTGTACGAGAAGGACGCTTTCGACCGCGACGGCGTGGCCGCGCTGGAGTCGGACATCGACAACACGATGATCCCCGTCATGTCGGACGGCGACCCGAGCCGGGTCATCGCGCCACTCCCGGCGGTGATCACGCCGTCGGACTTCTACGACCAGTCGGCCATGATCTCCACCGACATCGACCGGGTCTCGGGCGTGTCCGACTACCAGCGTGGGGCCGGGGCGCAGCAGAACATGAAGCGCACCGCGACCGAGGCGGCGATGATCCAGGACGCGGCCAACTCCCGTGCCCAGGATCGCCTGGCCAAGATCGAGACGATCCTGGCGCAGATCGCTGAGCGGGTCATCGGCCTGATGCAGCAGTTCATGACCGGTGACCAGGTGGCCCGGATCGTCACCATCCCGACGCGCGCCTGGGTCAACTACGACGCCGAGTACATCCAGGGTGAGTTCGACTACGACGTGGTCGCTGGCTCGACCGAGCCGCAGAACGAGACGTTCCGCCGCCAGTCCGCGATGCAGATGGTCGACGCCTCGATGCCCTTCCTGCAGATGGGCGTGGCCAACCCGCTGGGCCTGTACATGTACATCCTCCAGCGCGGCTTCGGGGTCAAGGACGTGACCCAGTTCGTCATCCCACCCCAGGGTGGGCCGCCTGGTGCCGACCAGACCCAGCCGATGAACGGTCCGACACAGGACCCCACTGATGCACCGGGGCAACTGCCGCCCCAGGAGCAGGGTGCTCCGCCGCCTCCTCCTCAGGGAGGCGGCGGAGCGCCACCCATGCCGGGCGTGCCACCGGAGATGGGTGGCGGCCCACCCGGTGGCATCCCGCCGGAGATGATGCAGGGCGCGCCGCCGGTGCCGCCCGGTCGGATCAGCCCTCCACCACCCCAGGCAGCCCTTCCTCAGGACATCCCCCCCGAACTCTTGATGCAGTTGCTGGGTAGCGGGGGTGCACTGCGCTAATCTCCGCCGTCAGACCACGAGCACACCGGAAGGACTCAGGTGTCTGACAGCGCAATTCTCCCCGCGGAAGGCGGGTTCGAGCCGAGCGCCGACCCCGGAGACGGGCAAGTCGACAGCGGAGCATCCGAGCAGGTAGCAACCGACGAAGCGCCTGCCCGTCAGTACCTCGAAGTTGATGATCCGGATAACCGCTACGTGCGGACCCGGGTAGACGGTGAAGAAGTCGAGGTGCCGTTCAGTGAAGCGCTCCGGGGTTACAGCCGGACCGAGGACTACACCCGCAAGACGCAGGACGTAGCACGCCTGCGGGAGGAAGCGGACCTTGGGATCAAGTTGCAGGCCGCGCTTGCAGCGAACCCCCAGGCGACGATCCGCCTCTTGCAGGAGCAGTACGCGCAGCAGCAGGCCCAGGCTCCGGAGATCCCGGAGTTCGATGACCCGCTGGAGAAGATGCTCTACGAGGAGCGTCAGGCGCGGCTGGAACTCGAAACGCGCATCAACGCACGGGAAGCTGACGAGCAGCTGCAGCGGATGGTTGGGACCCTGCGATCCCAGTTCAACGCGAACGACGAGGACATCCGCAACGTCGTCTCCACCGCCTACAACCAAGGGTTGCCGGTGGAGATGCTCCCGATGGTGTACAAGACGATGGCATTCGACCGCATCCAAGCCTCAGTGCAGGCGCACCGCGACCAGCAGGCAGCCATGGCTGCCGAGGAACAGCGACGCCAGGCAGCCGCGGCAGCGGCGGGCCGAACCATCTCCAACGGGACCGGCAGCGCAGCCCCCCTCACCGACCGCGTCGACACGGGACAACCCATGTCCCTGCGCCAAGCGATCGAAGCGGCCTACGACCAGGCCGGTTTGCAGTAACGCGGCGCTGATCCGCGAAAGGGGAGCCGGTGGCTCTCGCATCCCACGTACCCGCAACATGGGACGTCGTTCTCTCGACGACCATGCACAACTATCGCAAGCAGCTGACGGACAACGTCTTCAAGTCCCGGCCCTTGCTGAACTACCTGATGAGCAACGGTCGTGTGCGCACGATCGACGGCGGCTACTCGATCATCGAGCCGCTGCTGCTCGGCCCTGGTGAGGCCGACTCGTACACCCAGTGGCAGACGCTGGCGGTCCACGCGCAGGCGGGGATCTCGGCGGCCCAGTTCCCCTGGAAGCAGCTGTACTCGACCATCATCATCTCCGGCCTGGAGGAGGCGCAGAACAACGGCAAGGAGCAGGTCGTCAGCCTGATCGAAGCCAAGGTGATGCAGTCCGAGGAGACCCTCAAGGACATCCTCTCGAAGATGATCTACGGGACCCGTGGGGCCAACGCCAAGGCGTCCGACTTCGAGTCGTACATCAACCTGATCGACGCCACGGCCGCCGCCGGTGGGATCACCCCGGCCGCCGCCCCGGCGATCGAGAACCAGTGGCGCTCGCTGACCTACAACGCGACGACCGGCGCGGGCACGACCCCGATCGGCGGCACCATCACCGGCGGCACCACGCCGGGCTGGCCCGCTGGTGGTCCGCTCGACGGTGCCAAGTTGGAGGCGCTGCTGCGCCGGGCCTACATGATCGCCAGCGATGGTGGTTCGGACCGGCCGGACGCGATCTTCTGCTCCGACGTCTTCGAGTACTACGAGGCCAGCCTGACCCCGCAGGTCCGCTACACGGACACGAGCAAGGCCAACCTCGGGTTCCAGAACCTGATGTTCAAGGACATCCCGATCTACTTCGACCCCGACTGCCCGGCGGGGACGGTGTTGTTCCTCAACAACAAGTACATCGGCCTGACGATCCACAAGGACCGCAACTTCAAGCAGAGCCCGTTCACCTCGGGTCTCGGCGGTGGCGGCCTGGACACGGCCACGAGCAACCCGGGCGGCACCACGCCGGACGGCAGCTTCGCCGGTGGAGCGGGCTTCGGTCTCGACGCTCGGGTGTCGTTCATCACGACCTACGGCAACACGACGGTGCGCAACCGTCGCCGCCTGGCCAAGCTGACGGGCGTCACCAGCACCTGAGGGAGGCGCCCATGCCGGTCGAGGAGTTCAACTACCGCAAGCCAGCCAATGGCTCGGCCGAAGGGGTCGTCCCCCTCAGCCAGGCGTGGGGCACTCGGGTGCACGGAACTGATCGGGTCGGCTCGGCGGGGACCACAGTGGTCCCCGCCGGGCTGTACTCGACCGCCCCATACGTCGACGACAAGGGCACCCACCCCAGCCCCTTGATCGTCGTCGGGCCCGAGGCGCGCCACGACACCGTGTACAAGTGCACGGCGACGCGCGCCGACGGCTCACCGTGCACCTCGAACGTGCTGGTCGAAGGTGGGTTGTGCGGGCCGCACACCCGCATGAAGAACAAGGAGCGCGCCGATGGATGTCCAGAGCCTGCGTAACTACACCAGGGCGCAGATGGACGTCGACGAGCGCGACCTGCCCGACACCGTCTTGAACGTCTACCTGCAGGAGGCGTTCGACCGCACGATGGCGATGACCAACCAGTGGCCACGCTCGGAGATGATCTGGCAGGTGACGCTGCTGCCGGGGGAGACCTCGGTGACGCTGCCCCCCGACCTGAACATCCCCGGCCTGATCAGCGTCCTGGCCAGGGCGAATGGCTACCGGCTGTCGGCCATCAACCAGGAGATGGCGGAGATCAACTACGCCCCGCTGACCCAGGCGTCGGACACCAACCCGCTGTACTTCTCGGTGTGGGGCAACCAGATGTACCTGTGGCCGCGGCTGTCCAAGGCCGACCCGTACGACCTGGTCGTGCGTGGCTACCGCCAGCCGGTGTGGAACAACGCGGCCTCGACGATCCCTGACCTCGACCCGCGGCTGCACGTCACGCTGGCCTACTTCGCCCTGTCGCTGGCCTACGCCCAGCAGGAGGACGACGTCCTCGAAGCGGCCTACCTGGCGCGCTGGAACCGCGACCTGATGCAGCAGTTGAAGACGATGATGGAACCCGTGCACGCCCGCCCGCTGGTGATGCACGGAGGTAGCCCGGTCGGCGGAGTGCCGAGCTACGTCGTGTTCCCGCCGGGGCCGTGACATGGCAGCCAACCGTCTGGAGCCGATCGACCTCACCGACTTCACCGGGGGCCTGAACCTCCGCCGCGATCAGTTCACCCTGGGCGACAACGAGTCGCCGGACATGCTCAACGTCGACGTCGATCCGCGTGGCGGGTTCTACACCCGCCGTGGCTGGCACCGCTGGAACGGCTCCGACATCACCACCCCGGTGACCAACTGGCGGCCGCGCAACTCAGGCGTGCACAACCTGTCCAGCGGGGCGCAGATCTTCTACGTCGGATCGGGCAACACCGTGTGGCGGGCCGACGAGTCGACGAACTTCGTGGACATGGGCATCGCCGCCAATGGCGCACCACACCAGGTCGACGGGGCCTCGTGGGGCGACGCGATGTACCTGGCCTGCGGCACGTTCACCGCCTCGCAGCGGGTCAACGCCAACGGCTCGCACACCACCATGACCGGGGCGACGTGGTCGGAGGTCGATGCTCCGGTCGGCAACACGATGCCGATGGCCCAGTTCGTCAAGACCCACGCGGGCTACCTGTTCGTGGCCAACATCTCCGAGGGCGCGGCGCTGTTCCCCTCGCGCATCCGCTGGTCGCACCCCAACCGACCCGACGCGTTCCGCGAGCTCGACTACCTGGACATCGACGCGGGCGGCGGGAAGATCACCGCGATCATCTCGTTCAGCGACCACCTGCTGATCTTCAAGACGGGCAGCTTGTGGGCCCTCTACGGCTACGGCGACGACTCGTGGCAGCTGGTCAAGGTGTCCAGCAACATCGGCTGCCCGACGACCACCGCGGTGACTCGCTCGGAGACCGCGGTGTACTTCTTCTCGGCCTCCAATCGCGGCGGGATCTACGGCTACTCGGGCCAGCAGCCGACCTACATCAGCGAGAAGATCGCCCCCGCGCTGGAGGCGGTGCTGGCTTACGAGATGGTCTTCGTCTCCTGGGCCGGGCGTCGACTGTGGGTCAGCGTGCCGTGGCACATGAACTCCGGGGCCGAGTCCGAGCCGAAGACGTTGCTGGTCTTCGACCCGACCATCGGCCAGGGCTCGTGGTCGATGTACCGCTCCGAGCATGGGGCGGTGACCAACGTGCTCGACGGCTCGGACGTCAACGCCAAGTTCCCGCTGGCCTCGTTCTGGTCCGACGAGGCGGCGACGATGGTCGTTCTCGACGTGATCGACAACGCCTACGACGTCCTCCTGGCCAACCCGCCGGGGACGCAGTCGTCGTTCGAGGCGTACTACCGGACGCGCTGGCTGCACGCTGGGTGGCCGGACCGGCTCAAGTCGTGGCGTCGACCGATGTTCGTCTGCCGTCGTGTCCCGCTGACCGTCGACCTGCTCGTCGAGCAGTTCCGCGACTACGACGAGATCAGCGTGCGGCGCACCGGGTCGCTGCGCATCCCCGCCGGAGCCGGTCCGATCTGGACGGCGACGGGGTTCGACGACCCGAGCGGGAAGGGCTTCGACTGGACCGAGGGCGGGGCCGCGGACCCGAGTGGTCGTGGTGCCGACTGGGGCGAGCCCGCCGCCGGGGCACAGCTGCTGCGTGGTGGGCCGATGGGTCATGCTCGGGCGCTGCAGCTGCGCGTCGGCGCGGCGCCGTACACCGCGCTGCAGAAGTGGGGCGTCGACGGCATCGTCTGCAAGACCGTCGCTCGTCGGTTCAGGACGTAGGAGGATTCATGGCCAAGATCGACCTGCCGTACGAGATCAACAACCTCTCGCCCGCCAACGCCGTGCCGGTGCAATCGAACTTCGCGCGCATCGAGCAGCACACCAACGCCGAGTTGATCGAGCGTGGTGGGACGGTGGCGATGACCGCGCAGCTGCGCCTGGCCGGGAACCCGATGAACGGCCTCGATGCCGCGCCGAAGCAGTACGTCGACACGATCATCCCGATCGGCGGGGTGATCATGTACACCGGCCCGGCCGCTCCGGTCGGTGGCATCTGGCTGGTGTGCGACGGCAGCCCGGCGGCGACGGCCGACTACCCCGACCTGTTCGCTGTGATGGGCACGCGCTTCGGCGGATCGGGTGGGTTCTTCAACCTGCCACCGCTGACCGAGCGGTTCCCCGTCGGGGCGGGGACGAACATCGCCGTCGGTGCTCAGGGCGGCTCGAAGGACGCGGTCGTCGTCTCCCACGGCCACGTGATGACCCACGACCACGGTGGGGCGGTGTCGGGCAACGAGAACCAGGCGCACAACCACAACGGGGCCGACCACGCCCACGCCGCTGGCGGGCTGTCGGCCGCCGGGGTCGGGGATCACCAACACGCCGTGCCGGTTGCCGGGGCGGGCTTCCTCGTTGACGGTGTCTCGGGCACCGAGGCGGGGATCCAGATCGGTGGCAGCGGCTACTCGATCACCCCGTTCACCACGCTCGGTGGAGCGCACGGCCACGGCATCGTCGGCGGTACCGCCCTGGCGGACCGCTCGCTGGTCACCGGCAACGAGAACCAGACGCACAACCACAACGTCGCGGTGCCCGCGTTCAGCGGCAGCACGCAGGCCACGGGCGTGACCGCGGTCGGTGCCAACATGCCGCCCTACGTCGGGATCATCTTCATCGTCCGGGCGGTCTGAGATGGCGGACAACGGCTACCTGAGCAGCTACGGAGTCCCCGACACCGGGGCCTACCAGCGCGCCGCCGACACGCTCGGCTACCAGTACACGGGCAGCCAGGCGACCAATGCGTACAGCCGCTTCCTGTCCCAGCAACGCGGCGAGCGATCGCTCGGGGACATGACCAGGACGTTCCAGCGCGGGCTGCCCAACGCCTACGCGACGTACAACCAGCGCGGCCTGTCCGGTCCGGGCGTCAACTCGGGGACGCAGCGTCGGGCGATGGGCAACTTCCTCGGGGACTACAACCAGGACTACGGCCGAGCGCAGCAGGATCTGACGCAGAACCTGCAGCAATACGATCTCTCCAGCCTGCAGAACACCGCTGACTACCAGAACTCCCTGGCCCAGCTGGAGCTCCAGAAGCAGCAAGAGATCGCCAACGCGGCGCTCGGCATCCAGATGCTGCGTCCGTACTTCGGAGGGACAGCATGAGCGGAACCGGATGGGGCGGCAAGACGTCCCCGACGTCGACGACCGACCCGGTCGGCACGCAGATTTGGGGACAGGGCACGCCGGAGTACAAGGCGTACACCTCGACGGCCACGCCCGCGTCGATGGGCTACACCCCGACGAACCTGTCCTCGGCCGACTGGAACACGCTGTACCAGTACGGCAACTCGCTCAGCGCCGCGGCCGGTGGGGCCAAGACCCCGGTCATCAAGAAGTCCGGCACCGGGACCACCAGTCGCGGTGGCGGCGGGGGCGGCGGTGGCGGAGCCGTCGCCCCACCTCAGCTGAACCAGGCTCAGCTGGATTGGTACGCCAGCCTGCTGCGTGGCGGTGCTCCCGGCCAGCAGACGGCGACGAACCTCGACCTGCCCGACTGGCAGGACGTGAACCTCACGCCGTTCGACAACTCGCTGTACTCGGGGCTGCGTGACTCGCTCGGCCAGGCGTACGCGTCGGACAGCGCGGCGGCGACCGGGGCCTACGACGCGTACCAGAACTACCTGCAGTCGAACTACAAGAACCCGTACGACAACGCGACCTACGCCAGTGGGCAGAACGTGCCGGGAACCACGCAGGCGGGGATGCAGCGGCTGCTCGCCTCGCAGGGTCAGAACCCGCAGATGGGCAGCGAGACGTACCAGCAGGGGCAGAGCGCTGACCAGGCGTTCGGCAACCTGCTGTCGGTCCTCGGGGCCAACGAGAACCAGCTGCAGGGCAACCGCCTGTCGGCCATCCAGGCCGACCGCGGCACGACCCAGCGGGCCCTGGACATGGCCCGGCTGCAGGGCAACACCGGCATCGGGCTGCAGGAGGGCCAGGCCAAGCAGGCGTACCAGCAGCGCGCCGACGATCGGTCGTTGCTCAACGCCCAGCAGCGCGCTCAGCTGGCGCAGCAGGAGGCCCTGGCCAACTGGCAGCGACAGAACGAGGTGGGCGACGCCAACGTCAACGCCAAGTCGTCGTACAACCAGCAGGTCCTCTCCGCCCTGGCCTCGCTGCTGCCCAGCCTGATCGCTCAGGGCGGCACGTTGTCGCTGCCTGACCTGCAGGCCCTCGGCCTGGCATAGGAGGACACGTGGCACTCGAAGACATGCCCGATCCCAGCAGCCCGCAGTTCGTCGGCTGGCTGCAACGTCAGGACCCGGGCATCCAGCAGGAAGTCATGCGGGCGATGGGGATGTCCGAGGCGAGCACGAACATGCCCTCGACCTCGGGTGCCTTCGCCCCGGAGCTCACCCCGTTCGCCTACGACCTGCCGTCGATGCTCGGCGGCATCCCGCTGTCGACGAACTCGAAGGGCACGGCCAACCCGTACAACGTCGAGACGCAGCAGAAGCGACTCAACTTCGAGCAGGACCTGACCGGCTCGGCCGGGCTGGGCAACAACGTCCTGTCGTGGATGACCGGCGGGCAGGCCAGCGACCCGAGCGCGTGGAAGCCGATCCGCCAGGGCACCGGCAGTCCGCTGCAGTTCGGTGGGCAGGCCACGGTCGACACCTACGCCAACTCGGGCGGGGACGATTGGCAGACCTACCTGGCAATGCGCATCGCCAGCGGGGACACCCCGGCGATGGCCATGACCAAGTTGAAGAAGATGGTCCAGGGCACCGACGAGACCGGCGGGGTCAGCCCGGCGTCGCCGGAGTTCCTCGCCTCGCTGCCTGCCAGCGCCGACTTCGGAGATCAGCTGCCGGGCACGACCGCGCCGGACGTCAAGACCGACCGCGGCTTCGCCACGCTGTACGACTACAAGGCGCTGCAGGGCTTCGCTGACGACCTGTTCAAGGGCGTGGCCAAGGACCGCGCCCTGCAGGGCACGGCGTGGCAGGACCCGAAGACGAAGCAGTGGTACACCGGCTACGAGGACAAGCCGACCGAGCAGATGCAGGCGGCCGACAAGCTGGGCCTGGCCTACCCGACGGCGAGCTACGACGACCCGACGACGATCGACCAGTACACCCAGTCGATGTTCGGGTACGAGCCTGGCCAGGCCCAGGCGATGGACACCGACCGAGCCAGCCGGATCGACGCGTTGAAGAACACCTCGTACGGCGCGCAGGACAAGGTCAAGGCGGCGGGCGCCAACCAGGACGCCCTGGTCAAGGCGTGGAACGAGAACTACAACGTGCCATCCCAGCCGACCCTCGGTGCCCCCGCACAGATGCCGGGGATGCCCGACTGGATGCGCGCCCAGCCCGCACCCGCGGCGGCTCCGGCCGACCCGACGACGGGGATGCGGGTGGTCTCGACGGACGCCCAGGGCAACCCGATCATGTGGGCCGACAAGAACGGCGCGCTGATCAACGCCCAGGGCCACGGCGCGGCGGCCGACCTGGTCACTCCGCAGGGCACGCGCATCGGAGACATCCCCTACGCGCCGAGTGCACCGGGCCCGGTGGCTCCTCCTCAGGGAGTAGCTACGACGACCCGACCGATGCCCAAGGTGCGCATCGGTCCTGACGGCAGCGTCGCGCTGGCGACCAACCAGAACATCCCGCAGGGTCGGATGCAGGGCACGGTCGGCGTGGGCGGCAACCAACTGGTCGGCAGCATCGACTTCTCCCCGAAGGTGGAGACGCGTGGGCTCAAGCCCGAGGACATCCGCGCGGCGGGGACGACGAAGCAGAAGGCCGCGTCGGCAGCGCAGGACGCGTACAGCGCGTACGGCCGGTCGCTGGCCCTGTCGCCCAGCGACATGGAGCGAGCCAAGCTGCGCGTGGCGATGAACGCCCTGGCTCGGCAGGGTCGCACCCCGCTCAACGACCAGCTGGCGGCTCGCAGCCAGACGCTGCGGAACCTGATCGGCTGATGCCGTGACCACGATCGGCGGGATGGTCAACGCCGCGGCCGTGCCGCGCGGCGTGCAGCTGTACACCCCGACGCCGCAGACGCCGGTGGCCCGCGCCGTTGCGCCGAGCAAGCGGACCACCCCGGCCAAGGGCAAGACCCCGGCTCCGAAGTTCGACGCCATCGACCAGCAGTTCATGGCCTCGCCCACCGAACTCGCCAAGCGCCAGCAGGTCCAGACCCAAGAGCACCCGCCGGACCTGCCGTGGTGGCAGGACGCCCTGGGTTTCGGGGCCAACGTGCTCAGCCCGCTGACCGTCCCCGGCAAGGTCGTCACCTTCGGGCTGGAGCAGGCCACCCGCCACCTGCCCACACCCGTGCGCAACTTCCTGCAGGACCCGGTGTCCTACGCCACCCCGGATTCGTGGGAGAAGAACCCGGTCGTCGACACGATCACCAACTTCGGTGACGCGGCCTTCCCCTTGATCAACCCGTTCTTCGGCCAGGACGTGGAGAAGATCGACAAGGACAAGCGGTCGTTCTTCAACAAGATCGCACCGCGCTCGACGTACGGCAGCGAGGCGATTTACCAGGACGTCGGCGTCCCTGGCATGACCGGGCTGCGCAACCTGACCCTCGACATCGGCCACGATCCGCTGACCTTCATCTCCGGCGGCGAGCGCGTCCTGGCCAAGAGCGCTGAGCTCGGGGCCGAGCTCGGCGTGGCGACGCGTGGCGCGGAGACCGCGGCCACCGCCTTCGACCAGGCGACCGAGGCGTACGCCAAGACCCTGCAGCAGAGCGGCAAGACCTGGCTGTCGGACAACCTGGCCAAGATCACTGACAAGGCGGCCGAGGATCTGACCACGGCCACGTCGCGCCAGGCCGCGGCCAAGGCAGCGTTCGAGGGCAGCGCCGAGGCGGTGCACGCTCCGGCGACGGTGGGTCAGCGAGCGTCGTTCATCGCTGAACTGCTCGGCCGCCAGCCCGAGCTCGTTCAGTTCAAGGACGAGTTCGCCAAGGGGATCAGTCGTGGCTTCGGACGGATGAGTCCCGAGGCGCGCGAGGCGATCGACATGGCGCCGCGAGCGCTGCGCTTCGGCGGCAAGGCCATCCCTGGCACGGCCAAGCTGGTCGAGGGCTCGGGGATGCTCGGCAGCGGGCTGCGCGCTGGCACCGGCAAGATCGGTGAGTTCCTCCCGGAGACGTTGCGCGACTTCCGTACGCCGGAGACGGTGGCCGAGGCACGCAAGGCGCTGCGCTCGAAGTCCACCTCGCCGGAGATGTACCAGCTGTACTCGGACTACATCCGCATCGTCAACGACGTGCGCCTCGGGTCGGGGGAGATGACCCAGCGTGGAGCGCAGGCGGTCAACCGGGAGTGGAAGAACACCTTCAACAAGATGACCGAGGGCGAACGCGACGCCATGCGCGTCGCCGCCGAGGCGTCGCCCGACGCCAACAAGGTCAACGATCTGCTGGTCCAGCTGGCCGACATCCACGAGAAGATCACCGGCAAGTCGTTCGAGGACTTCTCATCCATCAACAAGAACCAGTACCTGCCACACATCCAGTCGAAGGAGTGGGCGGCGTGGTTGAAGGAGCACCCCGAGGACCCGCGCGCCGTGGCCTACAAGGCGGCTACGGACTTCAAGACCAGCGACATGCTGCACACGAGTGGCTTCGTCGATCGGGCTCGGCAGCTGCGACTCCGCCCCGGTGAGACGTCGAAGGAGATCGACATCGGTGGGCGCACGATGCGCCTCAACGGCAACACGCTGAACGACCTGAACGAGGGGCTGGCCAAGGTCTTCCCCGAGTTCGAGGGCAAGTTCTACGAGACCGACCTGGACAAGATCTTCCACACCTACAGCGACGCGCTGGCCCGCGACGCCGGGTCGCGGCGGGCGTTCCGGAACCTGGCCGAGTCGGCCTCGCCTCACGGCCGTGTGGTCGAGGGTGAACTGGCTGACACCTTGGACAAGATGAACGAGGCCCTGACCCAGCAGTCGCAGGGTGCACGGCTACGCAAGATGGTCGAGGATCGCGGCGGCACCTTCACGCCGGGCGAGACCCTGTCGGTCCCCGAGCGCCCGCTCGTGCCGGGCAGCAAGGCCGACCAGAACACGCTGCGCTACTGGCACGAGTACAACGCCAACGTCACCGACGCGATCGCCACCCAGGACTGGCAGCGCGTCGACAGCCTGGTCAACGAGGCCAGCAAGCAGAAGCTGTCGCGCACCGGGATGGAGGTGCTCGGCAAGGACCAGACCACGGCGGCCGGGTTCACCAACGTGCGCCTCGACGACGGCTCGCTGATCCAGGTACCCGACGCCACGATCGCTCGTGGCGGAGGCGAGAACATCCCCGCCGAGCACCTGTCGATCCTCCAGCCGCGGGCCAGCGACACGGCTACCAAGGAGCTCACCCAGTGGGCCAACAGCGGGGTGCCGACCACCTTCGCCGGGCAGTCGAACATCGAAGGCCGCGCCGTCCGCCAGCAGATGATCGACGCCATGACCGACATCCGCAAGAACGCCTACGACGGGCTGCGCAACGAGGTCAGCGCGTCGTCGGATCGGATCAAGTCGCTGCGTGAGGTGGCCGACGAGTACATCAAGAAGATCAAGGGGATCGGCAAGGTCGATCGCAACAACGCGGCCGAGGTGACCCAGCTGCGCGAGTCGATGGAGAAGAACGTCCTCGACTTGGAGAACGAGATCAAGGCGCGCAACTCCGTGTGGAAGGGCAAGGGGACGCGCGAGGCGAACAAGATCGACAAGGAGCTCAACGCCCAGCTGCGCACCCTCAAGGCGCACTCGGAGAGCCTCGATCGCAAGATGGCTGAGCTCCCGGCGGAGATCCGCAAGGAGATCAAGTGGCGCCGCGAGCAGCTGTTCAAGCCGGTCGAGGACGCCCGCTCGAATCTCAAGCAGGCCGAGTCGCACTTCAAGATGCGCGACCCGCTGACCTACACACCCGAGCAGATCACCTGGGCCCAAGAGACCGAGCTCGCCGGGCGGAAGATGACTGGCAAGGCCACGGCCACGGCCGAGCAGCTGCGCGAGGACTACCGCGCTGCGGTCACCAAGCTGGAGGGCCTGCGCAACAAGCTGTCCTCGGGGAAGCTGACCGAGGCGTCGGCAGCCAAGGTCCAGGCACAGGTCGACAAGCAGGCCGAGAAGGTCGGCGGCATCTTGGAGCAGGCGCGCCAAGCACGCGAGGCGGGGACGGACGTGGCGCGTACCCCGCGACCGCCCCTGCCTCGTGCCGACCGGGCCAGGGCGCAGGAGATCCTGGCGAACGTGGCCGACTACGAGAAGCGGCTCAACGACCACCTCGCTCCGTACCAGCAGCGCCTCGACCAGGCGTACGAGCAGATGCGTCGCCAGCCCGAGGCCCTCGTCTACACCCCGACCAAGTCGGCGCGGTACCTGCACGACGAGGCCGGGCGCTTCGGCTCGATGGTCACGCCACGCGAGGACATCTTCCAGGGTCGACGGGTCGAGCCGGTGACGACGCCACCGCAGCAGGGGGCGTTCAAGCTGGACGTCACCGGCATCACCGACCCGACGCCCGGCGCGGCGCCGAGCATCCACCCGACGGCGGAGACGCGGGCCGTGCCGCGGGGGATGGAGGGCGTCAAGCTGCGCAAGCAGGGCGTCGGTGCTGCGGGTGACGTGCACCTCGGCAGCCACAGCGTGCAGCTGCCCCCGCAGCGGCTGGAGGAGCAGGCCCTCAAGGACCTGGAGCGCCTGGCCAACTCACCGCAGCAGAGCTCGATGGGTCGCTACGCAGCCAACCAGCGCGAGGCCGCACGCATCGCGGAGGACACCCTGCCGACGCGCATCGCCAACGCCCAGGCCGCGGCCGCCAAGGAGAACGAGGTCGGGCGGCTGACCGACGTCCTCCCCAGGGAGGCGGCGAGGGACCGGGCGCAGGCCGCGGCGCAGAAGCTGAGCGACCTCGAACCGATCGTCCATGAACTGGCCCAGGAGGTCGATACCCGTGGTCAACTCCGTGTGCTCCGTGACCAGTACAAGTCTCTGCCTCTTGGCTCCAAGAAGGTGGACATCGACGCGACGATCCGTGATCTGCAGCAGTTCAACGCGAACAACATGCTGCTCGATGACGCGACGCGCAAGGCCACCGACGATCTGTTGAAGGACTTCACCACGGAGTCGCAGCGCATCGCCGGGAACCGTGACGTGATCAACGGGCTGGGCAAGATGGCCCGCGACGCGCGCTCGGGGAAGTTGAAGGACGAGTACCTCACCGGCCTGAGCGACGGGTGGCGGGGCCTGCACGACGGGCCCGTGCAGCGCGGCGACTTCATCATGGACGAGCGCCTGCGCAGCATGTTGCTGCGGGCGGAGAAGACGATCGACGATCCGAAGCTGTTCGGTCGCATCTTCAACGAGGCGACCAACGTGTTCAAGACCTACGCCACGCTGAGCCCGTCGTTCCACGTGCGCAACGCCATCTCCGGCATCTTCATGAACGCCGCCGACGGCGTGTCGCTGGCCAACCAACTCGACGGTTGGAAGATGGTCCGCCAGTTCAAGAAGGCGGCCGACAGTGAGGCGTGGCTGGCTCTGCAGGAGCCCGAGGTGCAGGAAGCGTTCCGCATCATGGGTGGCTCCGGTGGTGGTGGCCGCTTCGCTGAGGCTGGCTTCGCCGGGCGCCACGACAACGCCGCGCTGAACCGCCTGACCCGCAACCGCGTCACCCTGCTCAGCCAGCGCGCCGGTGAGCAAGTCGAGCAGTCACTGCGCCTGGGCATGGCCCTCGACTCGGTGCGCAGCGGGATGAACGCGCACAACGCGCTGGAGCGGATCAGCAGGATCCACTTCGACTACAGCCAGCTGTCCAAGCTGGACGAGACGATGAAGCGGATCATCCCGTTCTGGACGTTCATGTCCCGCAACCTGCCGCTGCAGATGCAGATGATCTACACGATGCCGAAGATGTACTCGGCGTACGGGCACTTCAAGCAGAACTTCTCCGCCCCCGACGCACCGTTCACGCCGAGCTACTGGCAGAACCTCGGGGCATTCAACACCGGTGGCACGCTCGGTGGGATGCCGCTGTACCTCCAGCCGGACCTGGGCATCGACCAGGCCCAGCAGCAGCTGCGTCAGATCAAGGACATCGCGGGCGGGGATTGGGGGCAGCTGCTGTCCCAGGCCAACCCGCTGGTCGTCGGCCCGGCCCAGGCGATGTTCAAGAAGGACCTGTACCGCGACCGCAACTTCGGACCGGCCGACTACTCCAAGGCCGACGGTCCGATCGGCAACCTGATCGCCGCCCTGGCGCGTGTCGTCCCCGGCCAGACCAAGACGGTCGACGGGCAGACGCTGGTCTCGGACAACTTCACCAACCTGGTGACCAAGCTGATCCCCCCGCTCAACCAGGCCGGGCGCCTCGCCCCGCAGACGACTGGCGACCTCGGGGACACGAGCCGTCAGGCCGAGGCGCTCGCCCGCTACCTCGGCATCCCGATCCGCACGCTGTCGCCCAAGCAGCAGGAGATCGAAGCCCGCAACCAGTTCTTCGACGCCCGCGATGCGCTGGCCACACAGAAGTCACTGCGCCGTCGCGCGGCTGCGTAGCGTGCAGTCGGGTACTCATCCACAAACCAGCAAGGGAGACACCAATGAGTGACGAGAAGACCGACGCCTTGGACTTCACGATGGAGGAGCGGGCCGCGGCCGATGGGTCGTTCGTCGACCCGGAGCAGTGGGACGTCGACGAGGAGGCACCCGTGGCCGAGGGTGCGAGCGAGGTCCCCGAAGCGGAGGAGCCCGCCGAGTGATCGGCGTCGATGACGGGATCGTCAGCGCCCACCTCACCGCTGCCGACCTGTTCTTCCTGATCGCCTGCATCCTGGCGTTCATCGGGGCGATCATCGCCTACCCGACGAAGACGTTGTGGGCGACGCTCGTCGCAGCAGCCCTGGGCTGCCTGGCCCTGGGCCTATTCTTGCTGTAGTGGTTCTACGTACCGACGGCACCAGCGTCTGGACGGTGGTCGCTGTCGTCGTCGCCATCTTCTGCATGGCCACGGCCATGGTGCTGCTGCTCAACATCAACTGACGTACCGACGCTCTTGCGCGGCCACGAGAAGGTCAGCGTCCCGCTGAGGATGAGCAGTCCACCGATGATGAACAGCATCACGTGACGGAACCCGGTGAAGTCCGTCGTCTCCGGGTTGGCGATGGCGATGACGGCGACATCGACCATCACGACGACACCGAGCATCCCGAGGATGACGGCGATCAGCCGTCGGGTGGTGACGTCATCCTGAGACACATCCTTAGCTGCGGATGACCCGATAGAAGTCCGCCTCGGACCACCGCCCGGTCGAGTCCTCGATCTCCTCGGGGTTGCCGAGCAGGACGATGTCACGCTTCAACGTATCCATGGAGACCGGCTGGATCTTGGTGTCCGGTGCGGCACGGTGGTCGGTGAGGAACGGGTTGCCGTCGGGGCCGGGACCGAACCAGGTGACGAACAGGTTGTGCACCGTGCCGTCCGGCAGCAGCGGTCCCTGCCCGATGAACTGGGCGTTGCGTCCGCTGACTCCGAGGATCACCGTGGCCATCTGTTCCTCCTGTTGTGGGGGTGGTGTCGGGCCGGTGCCCGCACGACGGCGGCACTCGGCGCGCAGGTCGTCGACGTTCCACGACCCGCTGCTGTTGGTCGACCGTGGCTTCCACGGTCCCTGCACCGCGGCCGCGGTGGCGGGGTCGATCTTCCGGCCGGGGGCATAGGTGACGTGCTCATCCACGTCGTCGGGGGCCAACCCGTACGCCTGGCACAGGGCGTTGCTCACCTTGAAGCAGGCGTCGATGCACTGCTGGGTGTACGCCTGGCCGACGCCGGTGTTCTGGATCTCCATGCCGATGGCGTAGGTGTTCATCGAGTCGGCGGGGACGGTGCCCTTGGAGAACGAACGGGCGACGCCCTTGCCGTTGGTGTTGGTCGCCCCGGCGGCGAGCACCCAGGCTGTGCCGTCACGGGCGATCAGGAGGTTCGCCACCGGCTTCGAGTCGGCGGAGTAGCTCATGTAGTTCGCGTCGCTTGAAGCGCTGGCTGTCGCGCTCGACGCTGTGTGGTGCCACATCACGCACCACGGCCTCCCGCTGCTGTAGCCACCTGATGATCGTGCGCGTGTTCTCCACCCGTCTTGCTCGACGACGGCCACGCCAGCGGCGCGCAACACGTCCGCCATGTTCGTCAGGTACGTCCCCGTCATCCGAAGTCGACGCCTTCACGCAGCAACCATTCGAGGAGGATCTGGATCAGGAGCTCACCGACCATCCGGGTCTCGTCGTCGAGGTGATCCCAGTCGGGTTCACCCGAGCCGATCCACCTGCGTTCCTCGTGGAGGTGACGGGCCACCTGCTCGGGGTCGGGGATGCTGTTGGCCACGAACTCGTCGTCGGGCTCGACGTCACCGATGGACATGGGCTGACGCTAATCCCTGCTACCTGGCCAGGTCAGCAGCAGCGCGAAGCCGATGATGATCAGGATCGCAGCCCACCGTTGCTCGACCGAGTTGAACTCAAGCACTGATGAGTTCGGGCTGCATCCATGGCTGGCCGAACAACTCGACACAGACCTCCGGCCATCGGCGCGCATACAGCGCAGGGCCCCGGCTGTCGATGTCGAAGCCGACCGCGTCGCGGCCCAGCAGGTCGGCCACGGCGAGGGTCGTGCCGGTCCCGGCGAAGGGGTCGAGGACGCACCCGGCGCGCCAGTCGTCATGCCCGCAGTCTGTCCAACCCTCGGTGATCCGGGTCGTGGTGAATCGGTTGTGGCTGATGCCGGTGTCGGCAGCGAGGCCGCGCACCGTGCCATGACGCACGCCGGAGATCGGTTCGCCGTCCCGGTAGCACTGCGTCTTCATCACTCTGCGTGAGGGCTGTCCGCACGTGCGACACACCTTCATCGGGGACATCGACAGGATCGGGACACGACACACCTTGCCCGGATACGAGGCGAAGTGGTGCAGCTTGGTGCGCTTGACGTTGATCGCCCAGTAGTCGAGCGGCGGGGCGGTGGTGCGCACCGGCTCCATGTCGAAGTACCTCTTGGGTGAGGTGCAGGCCATGATCATCGACGACGTCGCGGTGCGGAACTTGTCGCTCGTCGCTCCGACCGGTGGGTTCGAGCGGCACCACGTGACGACGTTGCGGATACGCCAGCACCCGGCGGGCGAGTCCTCTCCGGTGAGCGGGTTGAGGCCGTAGGCCAGGGCCACGCCGAGCAACTCGGGGATCATCGCCTTCGACTTACGCAGGGGCCAGCCCTCGGGCGTACGTGCGCTGCCGTCGTAGCGCGGGCCGCGGCGGAAGCCGGTGTTGTAGTCCCCGCCCGCTCCACCGGAGCCGGAGTAGGTGTCTCCGAGTTCGATGACGATGGTGCCGTGCTCGGCCAGCACGGTGCGCCACGCGGCGACGTGCTCCAGCAGGGTGTCGATGAACGCGGCGGGCGATCCCCGCCCGACCTCGGCCTCCTTGAGTGGGTCCATCGGCCCGAGGTAGTGACGCAGGTTGAGGAACGGCGGGGACGTCATCACCAGGTCGATCGACCCTGGTGCGAGGGTGGGGTACAGGGCGAGGGCGTCGCCCACTTGGTAGGTGGTGGTCATTCCGGACCACAGTACGGGCGCGCAAAAGCCCCAGCCGAACCTCACGGGACTGAGGACGGCTGGGGCTTGGGCGGGCGTTGGACGTCCGAGTTGCGAGGCTACTCCTTGAGGAGGAACCGATCGACCTGAGCGATGGTGATCTCTTGCCACTCGGCCACGTCGTCCATGTCAGGGCCGAACACGGCTCCGAATGCCAGCGGCACTTGCTCCTCGTGCAGCTTGCGTTCCCCCTCGGTGACGAACACCTGGAGCAGGCCGATGCTCTCGTCGACGCGTGTCACGCGCATCGTGAACCGACCGTCGTCGAGGGTCTGTTGCCAGATGACGTCGTTGCCGAAGTCGAGGTCGGCGTACTCACTCGGTGGCATCGGCATCGTCCACGGGCAGTCGGACTCGTGGGCGGTGATCCATCCGCTCGGAGAGGGATGACCCACCGCTCCACACCCGATGCAGTGTGGAGCGGTGGGTTCGTCACTCGGGGCTGTCGGCATCGTGGACCTTCCTGTTCTTGAGGTGGTCGATCTCGACCTTGAGCTCGATGATCTGAGCTCTCTGCTTCTGGATGGTTTCGAGGTACTCAGCGTTCGCTCGTTGCGCGAGGCGCAGCTTGTCGGCGTCGTCGCTGCTGATCTTGGCAATCATGTAGATGCCGAACATGATCACCGCGAACGTGCTGACGATCGTCATGCACCACAGCGCGACGGTCATAGCTCGTCCGCCTCGGCGGGGAGGACTTCGATCGCCACGTGGGTGTCGAACTCCTCGATGTACACCATCAGCCGCGGCGTCCAGTCCTCGCCGTTGTCGGCCACGACCGGGTCGATGGTGAACCCCTTCTTCAACAGGTAGCCCATCAGCAGCCCGGTGATCAGCGCGTGGTTGTTGGACTTGAAGTGTCCCTCGGCCACGCTCATGCGGCATCGTCTCCGTTCGGTGGGTCGGAGAAGATCACGCGCCCTCCGAAGACTTCGTCGAACGCTTCTTGGACCGTGCGCGCCGGGTGGAATCCCCGGCCGAGGTGTTCGAGGCAGTACCACCGCTCGTTGACGCGGACGATCCCCTCGTCGCCGCACTCGCACTGCCCGCCGACGTCGCCTTCGGTGATGAGCCGACGGACGGGGATGCAGGCGTCTTCGCTGCAGATGTAGCACGGCTCTTTGACGACTTCGGTGCCGTCGGGGACGACGCGGACGGGGAGGCGCTTGCCTTCTTGTTCCTCCCAGTGCGCGTCGCAGATGAAGACTGTTTGCCAGCCCAATTTGGGTCTCCTTGTTGGTTGGTTGCTCGCCCCGAGGGGCAGGACTTGATGTGATTGGTAACTGAAACTGACAGGGGAATGCTCCGGGTGCCATGGATCACTCCATGGCACCCGTCGCAATGATGGCTACTCGTCGTCACGCGTGCGCAGGACCTTCGACAAGTCGATCTCCTGCTTCATCGCTTCGAGCGCCTTGGCCATCCACTCCGGTGCACCCGGCACCATGTGCCCGCCCGAGTTGAACTCCTCGGGTCCGACCGTGTCGATCGCACAGTTGGTGCACATGAGGTAGACGGTCGGGTTCTCGTTGATGAAGTCGATGCCGTTCTCCGACACCCACACGGGCGCCTCGCACTTCTGGCACACCGACATGACGCTGCCCTCCCGCGGGATCGGCAGCGCCGCGATGGGCACACAGACGAGGAACACTTCCTCAACCTCGTCGTCGCTCATGCCCACCACCTCAGCGCGTAGTACCACGCGATGGTGCTGATCCAGCCCATCCAGACGAGTACGAGCATGTCGTCGAACACGTCCTTCATGAGTGCTGGTCCTTCCAGTGCGCGGCTGCCTTGACGATGAGGGCGCTGAGGAACTCGCCCCCGACGTATCCGCAACCGTCGCCGCACTCGACGCAGTACAGGTACGGGCTGTCTTCGTCGTCGGTGTCGACCTCGACGGAGATGTGGCTCATCGCCTCTGATCCACTCATCGTCTCCGAGGTGGTCGTCGGCTGATCCACCGGCGCCAACGGGTTCTTGAACAACCCCTTGCCGTCGAGTGCCTTCATCAGATAGTCGGCCACCTCGGCGTTGGACCACGGGCCCGAGCGGTAGCCGACGAGTACGGCGCGCACGGTCTCGTCGACGATGTGTCGCTCATGCATGTTCATGCGGGCACCACCTCGTCCAGCCGTCGGTCGAGACGACGGACCAGGTGGCCGATGACCGTGGCCACCGCCGCCATCTCCGCCATCTGGTTGGTCTCGTCGTCGTTGTCGAGGTTGAGCAGGGTGGAGACGATCAGTGAAGCCGCCGAGGTGACCACGTGAGCTCCACGCAGTGCCTCGGGTGACTCACCAAGGTCTTCGAGCGTGGCGGCGACCAGGTTGTCCATCATCTGCATGTACTGGTCGGCCCGAGCGAGGATCTCGATGTCGTTCATGACGTGCTCCAAGCCGAGTAGCCGACGACGTCGTAGAGCGCCTTCGCCGCGCAGGCTTGGCGCATCTTGTCCGCCACCGTGTCCGAGTCGACGTCGGAGCGCGAGTACACCCCGCAGTCGTGGTACCGACCGACGAGGCGGTGATCGCGCAGGTGGAGGGCGACGTTGAGTTGCCAATAACCCCAGCAACACGACGTGTGCACGCCCTCCTCGTTGCGACAGTTCGACTCGCGCCAACCGAGTGTGTCGAAGCGCGCTGGCAAGCCGACGTTGGCTCGGTACCAGTGCATCTCGTCGCAATCATTTGTGAAGGTCGGCGTCGCTGCTGCTGCCGTCGTTGGTGTGGCTGGCGGGTCAAGCCGGTCGGCCGGTGCCTCGACGGTTGCCGTCTCGTACACACCCTCGGGCGGCAGGTCGAGGGCGGCTGGGTGTGCTGCGAACAGCAGCACGAACAGGAACCTCATGACCGCACCTGCACCAGCTGCCAGGCCAACTGGGTCACCTCGTTGGTGACGTACTCCCAGTCGCGGTACACCTTGCTGAGCGGCCCCTCGCCCACTGGGATGATCAGGCGGGGATCGCCCAGCTTCTCGGCCAGCACGCGCATCTCCATCTCCATCTTCGGGGAGATGTCGAACGCGTGAGCGCAGTCGAAGCCGAACCACCAGATGTCGGCTTCACGTCCCTCCTCAGGGAGGTGGCAGATCTCACCACCCTCCTGACACGCGGCCGAGTAGGTCAGTCCGCCGTGGACCGCGACGTCGACGTCGTCGTACCGCAAGCTGTGCCACGGGTGCGTGGGCGGGACGCCGACGTAGCCGCACAGCGCGCCCGATGGTCCGCGATTGATCATGCAGTCCAAGTTGCTGACGGGGTCGACCCACACGTCGTGGTCGTCCTCGTGATTCCAGGGGCCTTCGCCCCAGTCTTCGTGGTTCATTTCTCTCCTTGGTTGTTGGTTCATTTCGTCTCTCGGATTTCACCCAAGAGATCGTGCAGCGTGCTGAGTGAGCGCTCCAATGACTCGTTGCGCTTCGTCAGCCGCTCGACTTCTGCTTGCATCTCGGCCAGCTTGCGTTCGGCCACCATCACCCGTCGTTCGGATTCCTTGATCGAGTCCTGGCCGACCGCTTTCTGCACATCGGAGATGATCCGCTGCAGCTTGCGTAGCTCGGTGCTCGGGACCATCCGTGGGTTGTGCACCTCGGTCGGGACGTAGTCGGGGACCTTGTTGACGATGACTCGCTTGTTCCCCGCTGTAGCTTGCGCCTCGCCCTTCTTGACGTGGACCTGCCAGTGCGAGCCGATGCCCCGCTTGGTCGGGAGCTCCAGACCACACACCTTGCAGCGGTAGGTGATCTGATCCTCGCCGTCTGGCACCAGCTGGCGGATGATCGTGTCCATGATCTCCGAGATGTACTGCTCGCCACCCTTGGCGAAGTTGAGCGTCGGCTCGACGCGCATCTGCACCGCTGGCTCCTCGACGGACTGTGTCTCGCCATCGAGCGCGACCGATGCCTCGGCCTCCGCCATGATCACCGCCTCAGCGAGCGTCGTCAGCTGATCCGGCTCCTCCTCAGGGAGGCCCTCATCGGGCTCGTCAGCGGAGACGACACCATCCATCACGCCGTTGCCGCCCGCGGCGCGGAACACCCGCGCATGGGACGGGTCAAGCTTGTACTGCTTGATGAGGTGCTCCATGAGCTCGGGTGTGGCCTGAGCCGTCATCGAGTGAGTGATCACCGCGTTGACCCGGTTGCGAAACACCTCGAAGCGAATCGAGGTGTCAGTCGGGATCTGCTGCTTGAACCCGTCGCGGGCAACGAGCGTGACCGGCCGTCCACGCTTGACGACGACGTTCCACTCCAAACTGTTTGCAAGTGCAACGACCGCCTGCATCCCTCTGTCGGAGATGTAGCTGACGTCGAGCAGCACGGGGCTGTGGACGATGCGCGGCTCGCGCACCTTGTTGATCAAGTCGAGCATCTTGTCCTGGCCGGGGATCGGTGCCTCAGTCATCGAGCACGCTCACCTTCATCTCCTTCCACACGAAGGTCGGGTCAACCTCGACGACGGTCTGGTCGAGGAACTCGTGCAACGCTGTCTTGGCGTTTACCTCCGTGAAGCAGGCCATGCACACCGGCACGGTGTCCATCAGCGGGTCGAGGGTCTTGGCTGCCGCCTCCTCGACGGTCATGCCCCACTCCTCGGCCGCCTTGGCGAAGATCTCGCGGAGCTCGACGGTGAGTGATGCCTTGACCAGGGTTAGCTCGTCGTCGGTCACTGGTTTATGACAACGAGTGCATTTATGGGTTTTCATATTTCCATGTCCATTTCTATGAATTGTTGTTGGGCGGTCGCGGTGTGGCCGCCGAGAAGTCCCCGGCGGCCCCACCCACGGCTCACGACGCGATGCGATCGAGGTCGATGCCATTGAGCTTCGACACGAGTGCTTGCGTCTCCTTGATCTCGCGCAGCGTGCTGACGAATGAAGGCTCTCCTGGCGTCAGCTTCATCAGCTTCCGCCTCATCTGCACGCGATGGATCGACAACGCGCGTGCTGCGAGTTGGAGCTCCTCATCGGTGAGTTCGTCGGTGAGCATGGTTCCTCCTTCCTATGTGATCCACTTGCCCCAGCCCTTGCGGTCGGGGTCTTCCTCGGGCAGTTCGTTGAGCTCCTCAATGAACTGCGAGATGATCGCGTCCTCCTCCGGCTGATCGGGCCGTTGGATACGCAGGCGTCCTCCTTCCTGGTACTCGACATCGAGACCGGCGCGTCGCAGGCACGAGTACGTCGCTCGATCCATGATCTTCTTCTGCCCCTCGGTCACCATCGACGTGTCCCACAGTGGATCGCTGGGATCCATGCCGAGGGTGATGCCGATGCCCCGCTTGCTGATGACCAAGGCGATGTGTACGAAGCGGTGCGCGAGGTCCTCCTCGTCGAAGGCGATGAGCACGCACTGCCATTCCTTGGTCATGTCGATGGCCGATCCGTTGGCCACCAACGACGCGGCTTCGAGGGCCTGGTGGATGTCGATGTCACCGGCCTCGAAGTGCTCGACGATGTGGTTGAGGTACGCCTTGGGGTCGAGGGCGAGCTCGTCACCGAACTCACCGAAGCTGCCGAAGTTCATTCGTCCGTCTCCTCTCGGGTCACCTGCATCACGGCCAACGCCGACTCCATCACCGCGCCGAAGCTGTTCCCCTCGACGGTGAGGTCGACCACGTCGGAGACCTTCGCCTCACCCCAGGCCATCACGCCACCCTCGGCCCAGGTGTAGCCCTGCGTGCACATCGCTCCGTAGTAGCGCCCGTCGTTGTGCCAGATGAAGGCGGTGACACAGCCCTCCTGCACCTTGCTGTTCGGGTTGTTGCGGAAGTCCTTGCGCAGATCACCGCGCTCGATGACCGCTGCTTCGTCGCGGTCTTCGACCAGCTGCACGTACGCATCCATGCACACGATGATCCGCTCGATCGGCACCGACTTCTCGCACCACAACAGGAAGACGTCGGTCGCCAGCGCACGACCGAGATCGAACTCCGGCCCCATCTTCCAGGCGATCGGTGCACCGGCGTGGTGCGTGCCATCCGTCAACGTGACGAACAGCGACGGGTTGACATCTTGTGGGCCACGAGCATCCTTCACCGCGCGCTTCTTCAAGCGCACCGTGATCCGTTCGTGGACGGCCAGCATCTTGGCTTCATCCATTTCCATGTACGGTTCCCTTTGGTTGGTTGTTGGTTGGTGGGCCGTGGCCCTTCCTCCTTGAGGAGGAAGGGCCCGACCACTCAGTTGGTAGCGATGCTGCCCAACCGGTTGCCGTCCGGCTTGACGATCACCGCCCCGTTGATGCGGTACTCGATCCGCTCGTCGACGGCCTGCTCGATGATCTCCTGCGACGGGGTCGCATGGTCGGTGATCATCTTGCGGAACATCTGGTCGAGCGGCGGCAGCTTCTCGTGCTGATCGTTGGCGCCGCTCTGCAGATCGAACTGGGCACGCAGCGACTCGCACGCCGCGACCAAGTCCTTGGTGTTGATCCCACCCGTGCGCCCGAGACGGGCGATGGTGTAACGCACCGCGCGCTCGATCGCTTCACGCACGTACGCGGGCATGAACCCTTCGTTCGCGGCGTACACCGCGTCGAAGTCGGTGTCGGCCGCCAGGTTCTTGCCGATGACCAACTTGCACAGGCCCTCGACACCCTGGCGATCCATCGCCCCGATGTGGATGACCGAGTCGAGACGACCCGGTCGCAGCATCCCCTTGTGGATGCGATCGGCGTGGTTGGTCGTCAGGACCAGCAACATGCGCAGGTCCTTCGTGCCGAAGCCATCGAACTGATCGAGCAGCTTCGTGACGTACGCCGGATCGAGGTTGGACGAGAACGTGTCCACGTCCTCGATGAAGATCATCGACGGCTGGTACAGACGACCCAGCTGCATCACAGCGAAGGGGTCATCGACCCCCGGCCGGGCGATGATCGCGGTGACACCGTGCGCCACCGCTGCCTTGGCGGCGATGCGCCCCATCCCCGACTTGCCCGAGCCGTACGGCCCTTCGAGGAGGACGACACGCTTGGAAGCGAGCCCCTCCTTGGCGAGCACGTCGGCGTGGACGATGGGGCTGAGGATGTGCGTCTCCAACTGGGCCAGCGCTGCCTCGGTGAAGATGAACTGGTTCGGGTCGATGGCATCGGTGTCGATGTAGTTCATCGCCCCGTCCACCGCGTGACCGCGGTAGATCGAGTTGCGCGCCAGGTAGTCGGTGACGACGTTGTAGAACCCGTCGATCACCGCCTTGTCGACACGACGGCACGACGTCGTGAGGTACAGCAGATCACCCATCGGCGTGCGCTGGGAGGTGATGGTCAGGGTCGCACGCTGCAACCCCGGCAACACCATGTCGCTGCCGAACGGCACAGTCACATCACGCAGCTTGCCCTCGTAGTAGCCGACCGGGATGGTCACCTCACGCGGGGGCTGCGGACCGAACAGACCCTGACGGGCCTTCGACTGGGCGTAGCCGAAGTGCTCCTTGAGGCAGTGGAAGACGGCGTGCGCGCCGTCGTACGGCCTGTAGTTGAAGACCTTGTCGACGACGATCATCTCCGCCTGCGCATCGGCGTAGCGGCTGACGAAGGTGACCATGCCCTTGAGGTCACCCTGGTACTGCTCGGGGAAGATGAACTTCTTCCCCTCGAAGGTGATGTCGTCCTCGACGGTCAGTTGACCGCCGATGATGGCGAGTTGTTCGAGCGCCTTGCGCTGCAACGCGTCCTGCGTGACAGCGACCTGGCGACGGGTGGGGTTGGCGGTAGCCATGGCGGATGGGTACTCCTGTGTGTAGTTGGTGTCTTGCTTGCGCTTGATGAGTTGGTCGATAGCACTTGCCATCGACCCGAGCAGGTTTCGTTTCGTCACGGCTGCTCGGCTTCCGTGTCGAGGCTGGGATCACCGAAGCGACCCCGGTAGGTGGTCATGGCCTTGGTTGCTGGGTCGACGATCGTGTAGCCGTAGACCCAGTCGACGGTCACCGTCGAGACCATGTGGATGTGGAGCTCGCGCAGTGGCGAGCCTCTGGCGGTGCTACGGAACACCAACTCGGTGCGGCCCTGGGCATCGACGCCGAAGCGTTGGAAGCGCAGGGTTCCCTGCCGTAGCACCCATGGCAGGGATGCTTGGTCTGGATCACTCATGAACCTTCCTGAGAAACACAAGTAGCCCCTACTCCTCAAGGAGTAGGGGCTACGCGGGATGGATTGCTTGTCGTTGGCTAGTGGTACCTCCCTCCTCTGATGCGACGCAGGTCGCGGCGCACCAGATACTTTCCATCGTCCTCCTTCGAGACGATGGGTCGATTTCGGTTGATGTGGCGGAACGTGCGCGCGCTGTACCACACGAGCCAGGCGGTGACGTAGGTCTCCACGAGCACGCTCCATTCGTATGTCGTGCTCATCGGTGCTCGTGTTGCTGGTGGGC